TATAACGGTTTAAGGACGTAATTATACATATAACGTAATAGGTAAAGCTATACGTTATTCTGTTCTATTACGTTTTATAAAATATTTAAATTATATATAAATATAATAATAATATGGATAAAGGTTTTAATTTTACAGAATCGCTTGCTTCGCAAAGCGACTTATCTTTGATCAATAAAATTAAAGATAGCAACGATGAGGGTAGTTTAATGGAGCTTATCAACCGTCATTCTGGCATTTATCACACAATGGTTAATAATTTTTTATCTGGCCCTAAAAATGTTGGAGATAAAGGCAATTTGCTAGATGACAAAGTGCATGAAGTATACTCTTGCGCCATAAAATTTGACCCAAGTAAAAACACTAAGTTCCCTACATATTTAGCTAATCATACAAAGTGGAAATGTTTAGGAGTTTTAAATAAAAAGAAAAAACAACAGGAAATTTCTTTCGAAGACGAAAATATTTTTTTTGAACCGTCGTGCGATTCTTTTATAGAAAATTTAAGTAAAGATGAGATCTTAAAAACTTTTTCTAAATTTTTGGAAAAAGAAACAGATGATAGAGTTAGAAAAATTATTGACAAGAGATACAATGTGGATAATCATAAGCTCAGACCTTGGAAAATCATAGCTGAGGAGCTAGGAATGAGTATTCAAGGTTGTATAAACATTCATAATAAATTTTTAACTAAAATAAAAAAACAAACTAAATATGTATAATTCAATAACTGCGGCAGCTTATCTTGTTAAAGATCCAGAATCTAGAACAACATCAACTGGTAAAAAAGTAACAAATCTTAGAGTAGGTATATCTTCAGGTAACACTAAAGATAAATGTTATCTTGATGTTCAATATTGGGATAAACAAGCTGATATTGCTGAAAAATATTTAACAAAAGGGCGTGAGTTTATTGTTCAAGGTGAACTTTGCATGTCATCTTGGGAAAAAGATGGCAAAAATTTTAGTAAATATTTTATAAGAGGTAAGGATCTTCAGTTTCTTTCATCTAAGAAAAAAGAGTCTGATGATTCTACTGCACCTGCAAAGGAAGAAAAGGTTGCTGAGGAAGTTCCTTTTTAATGAAGCTTTTACTAGAGCTACCATTAAATAGTTTAAGTTTTGGTAATGTTTCTATAAACATACTGCGCGAACTTCATAAAAAAAATATTGAAATAGGTCTGTTTCCAACTGGCGACATTAATGTCGATAGTTTTGAATTAACGGACGATTTTAAAAAATATCTTGAAGATGCAGTAAACAATAGGTTTAGTTTTTTAGATCATGATATACCAAGCCTTAAACTATGGCACTTAAATGGTTCAGAAAATAAAAAGAATAAAAATCAGTTTTTATATACTTTTTATGAATGTAACCAGCCTACAAATGTTGAAGTCGCAATAGCTCGCAACCAAGAGAAGACTATATTTAGTTCTCAATATGCCAAGAATCATTTTGATTCTAATGGTTTAAATAATTGCGAAGCTATCCCACTAGGTTTAGATTCTTCATTCAAACCTACTGGCAAAACATACATGCAAGACCGCATTCATTTTGGGTTAATGGGGAAGTATGAAAGTAGAAAGCATACTCAAAAAATTATTAGAAGTTGGCTAAAAAAATATGGCAATAATAATAAATATTTGTTAACATGCTGTATTACAAATCCCTTTTTCAAACCTGAACAAATGCAAGGTTTAATTAACCAAACATTAAATGGTGAACATTATAACAATATAAATTTTTTACCTCATTTAGCCACGAATAAAGAAGTTAATGAGTATTTAAATTCAATTAATATTGATTTAGGCGGCTTGTCTGGTGGAGAAGGTTGGAATCTACCGTCATTTAACGCTACGTGTTTAGGTAAATGGAGCGTCGTATTAAACGCCACTTCTCATAAAGATTGGGCTAATGAAAATAATTGTATTTTGGTTGAGCCGTCAGGTCAAATGCCAGTTTACGATGGAGTTTTCTTTAATCCTAATCAGCCATTTAATCAGGGAACTTTTTATACTTGGACAGAGGATGAGGCTATCTCTGCTATGGAATTAGCTGAATCTAAAGTGGGTCAAGTTAACACAGAGGGTGTCAAAATGGGTGACAAAATGTCATACGAAAAAACTGTAGACTCTATTTTATCCCTTATTTTTAAGGGTTAATTAGTTGGCATATTTAATGTTAATATATAATGCATTATGAACACACTATTTAATTTATTAAACGAACAACTACAATATCCTGTCCAACCGACAGATAACAAAGACGCTTATGAACTTGAACTTTCATTTGCTGGTTTTTCTAAGAGCCAAATAAAAATAAGCGCCACGGACAGCCTATTAACTGTGGAAGCTAAAAATAAAAAAGATTCTAAGAAAAGAACTGTCAGACTTGCTAATCAAGTTGCTATAGATCACATAGTAGCTGAATATACGCATGGGTTATTAAAATTAACATTGCCAAAAAAAGGTGTAAATGAAGGTAAAGAAATAAAAATTACTTAATGCCTATTTACGTTTATAAACATCCTGATAAGGAAGAATATGTTGAAGTCCTTCAAGGTATGAATGATGAACATGTATATGAACAAGATGGCTTAGCATGGGAGCGAGTTTTTCTCGCTCCTAATGCATCCATTGACTCCGATGCTGATCCATTTAATAGCAGACAATTTTTAGAAAACACCGCCGCAAAAAAAGGGACAGTTGGTAACATGTTGGATTACTCTAAAGAGCTTAGCGAAAAAAGAGCGCAAAAAAATGGAGGCGTTGATCCTGTAAAAGAAAAATATTATAAAAATTATTCAAAAGCTCGCCATGGAGCTAAACATATAAATCAAATAAAAGAAAAAGGCTACGAAAGCAAGAACGTAAAAATTGAGTACGATTAGTATGGCGTTCCACTTAATGTAAGTCCTACAGTTTCATTTACAGGGAATGTAAATGAAGCGTCAAAAGACATAATACCATTTACTGGAATTGATGAGCTGTAAGATTCTAATCTAGCATCAGACACTGAGTATTTAAGTTTTTCAGGGACTTGTACCGCTGAAACATTACTTAGTTTAAGATTAGTAGCGCCCACACTAGTAAACCGAATATCATTATAATTAGCTAAAAGCGGGCTTGTTGTTACCTCTACTTGATAAGTGCCATCAGCGTCAAATACTGTTCCAGCTGATGGAGTAGGCATTGTAAGTTTTATTCCACCTGCTGTATAATCTGATATTGTAAATGTAATTAAAACTCTTACCGCTCTTAAAGGTAATGGGTCTGTCTGCGTTAAAGTTTGTGTGGCCGTTGTATTAAAGTGTACTAAATTAGAGGCAGTATTAATAACAACCTGCGCAGAATTTGAAGAACTCCAATTACCAGCACCGTACCCCTCAGAAAAAGTTCCATCTATGGCGTAATCATGAGAGCTGCTAGCGCTTAAAATTAAATCAAAATTATACTTTTGTTCTGTATCCAAAACACCAGTTATATTACCGTTTCCATAACCTGATACTAATGATGATATAGAAAATGATCCATTAGCTGGCATTTCAGCTTTTCTATCATAAGAAAAATCACTGCCAAAACCATAATTAGAAACTCTTTGTAAAGCTACTGACATATCAACAGATTGGACTAAATGACTGCCAGAGATAGCTTGACCTCCTACTTGTAAGTTTTCAAAGGATATAGAACTGTTAGAATCATTCGGCGTTGGAACTTTTGGATCTTTAGTGCCATTATCAAAAGTAAAATTTAAAAGCCCTACATTATTGTTATTGCCTTGAAGTAAATTTATGGCTGGCGATTCCATACTAGTGCCAGTTAATTTTTCAAACTTTGCGTTTGATGCCACATATGAAGTGGTAACAATTGGTAAAGAATTTACGCCATATGTTAATCCGTAAGAAGTTAAAAAACAGTTTCCAAAAGCGGCAGCTTCAAAACCAGTGAGGTCTACCGCTGATCCACCAACTGTAACTGAATCTAGCGCATCTTTGCCATCATCGGGGCTATTTATAATCAAAAAATTAGTATTTTTAGGTAACGAACCAGCAAGAGCTTGAACGCTAGTGGCGTAAGAATTACTGCCACTTATAAAATTACTATTTATCTCGTTCTGTAATTTAGCCTCTGGTATATATGACAAGGTTAATTCTACATCTGGCTGTATAAAAGTGTTATCGATACTAAAGTCTTGCCTTCCTAATTGCTTTGATTTTTCATGGGGAAAGGCAATAGAAAAACTGGCGTTTTGAACATTATTAATTAAATTTAAATCAATATTAGTCGTTTTAAATGATCCAGTATCATTACTTGCGGCGACTATTGCTTTTTGACTCTGTATTATAGCTCTTGACATTTTAAACCTCTGTTGGAATTACGCCTAACGGATCTTCGACAAAGTTTACACTTAAATTATTTGTGTTACTATATACCCAAGTATGAGTCCAAGCAGGACAATAATAAACTTTTGGTCTGTTATAAACCGATGGTATTTGATGTTCAAACCTCCTATAGCCAGCTTTATTTTCTAAAAAATGCAACATGGACTTTAGCTGATGATCAGATATGTTGGTGAAGTTATAAGCTATATCAAATTTAGCTATATTTTTTGTGTTTTTATCTCCACCTAATCTCTGAGTAAAAGAATTATTAAATTGAACAATATCTGATTTTATACCCACTTCAAATTCTTGATTTTGATCAGGCTCAAAGAAAAACTTTTGAGTCCAACTAGTTGATGCACCAGTTGGGCTGTTAGCAGAGGATGAGGTATGGTCTTCAGTGCAATAAAAGAAATTGTTTAAGTTGTTTGTATTAACACCAGAAAAAACAACATCGTATTTTTTATATCCTCTCGACGGAACCCAGTTTTGGAAATCTATATTTGTAAAATTATTACCTGACCAATTCAACAGATTGGGGGCTGTATCAATTGTCACTGCCGCTGACACATTAAAGTTTTGATTATTCTCAACTTTCACTTGATAAGAATTACAAAACCCAGTTACATTTTTATATATTCCAGAGTTATCAGCATTAAACTCCATCGGTAAAAAGCCAGACTTACTTTCAAAAAAGTTAGCCAGTTTTCTGGCATCAGTTTCATTAGTTAAATACCCTACATTAAAATTAGCTATTAAAC